GGGCTTCGCCCCCTCACGCTCCCCCATTAAGGGAGTTCTTGGAGGCGGCAGCCGATGTACGCGTACGCGTCCGACACGCCGCCGTAGTTGACGCAGAACAAGCCGCGGCTGGTGTACTGGTTGTAGTAGCCACCAACGTAGAGGCACGGGTACGACGAGCTGAAGTACCAGTAATCGCACGAGTACGTGGAATCGCTGCCGCTTGCAGCAGTCGGGTAGAACATCGGGAACCCGCCAGCCGTAGCGACATTGAATGCGGACGGCCAACCGTTCGACGGCGTACCGACGCTCGTGCCGCCGCTGCTGTCGCTGAAATTGTTGGGGTTCAGGATGAGGTTCAGCCCGTTGCCGTTATAGTAGCAGCCATCCATCCAATCGTAGACGTTATCCCACAGGCCCTCGATGTTGCGGTACTGCACACCTACGCCGTAGGTCGTGCGGGAGGTCTGCATCGTGCCGGTGTGGTAAGGCATACTGTCAGATGCGCCCATATTCTGCACACCGCTGCTGTTGCCGCAGCCGTAGCCGATTTTTGCCTGAGAGTTCCAGTCGGCAAACTCCACGATGTAGAGCAGCCAGATGGTGAACCGCATGGCGAAATCCATCTGCCAGAAGTTCGCGCCGAGGGCGTGGATGCCGCTTCGGGCAGCGCTTCGGGTGATGTTGTTCTTCGGCGTCACACCGGTTTTGCTCTTGTAGTCGCTGGCGCAGTGATACCTGCCGATGTAAACGACATCCCGCTCGCCGTGTCCATCGCCCCTGTTCATGTGGGCGGGGGAAACCGAGAAGCCTGCGGTCGCTTGGTCGGCGATCTGGATTTTGATGCTGCTGCCGCTCTTGGTGAGCTTGTACCAGAACTTCGGAATAGCGACCATCGAGTTGCCCGAGCGAGTGGTCTTTGTCATTCCTGCCCACGGCTGCAAATTGTCAAACGGCGAGCTGTAACTGCCCGCACCAGCCACATAGGGAACGGGGTCGATAAAACCGGCGGCTTTATCGGTTCTCGTCCATTTTGTGGTACTTGTGCCATCCCAGCTCGCGCCGTAGATATTCACGAAGTTTACCTCGACCCTGCAAGTCTTATCCGCAGGGGCTGTATGGTTCGTACCGGCTGCCACCTTTACTGTGATGGTAGCCACACCGGAGCTTTTGCCCGTGACCGTGATTTTGTTCCCAGAAACGCTGACTTGGGCAATCCCGGAGCTGCCGGAGACGGCAGAAATCGCGCCATCGCCCGCACGGGTAACGGTGATTGTGCCGGTCTTCGTGGTGTTGTTCAGTGTCATATTGGTCGGGTCAAGGCTGAGGGAGCCTGCCGCCTTTCCAATCGTCCAGTTCACCGTCTTTGCGGTCGTAGTCCCGTCCGCCCACTTGTAGTTAGACCCCGGCGTGAAGATTGCGCCGTAGGTTCCCGCATTGGTAGCGGAGTTCGTGCCGCTGATGGACATTTTGCCGGTGTCGTAGTCTGTCCATGTAGGAGACTGGGGGGAGCCTGTGTAGGTCAGGCTGCCGCTCGGCGTGGGCGTTGCGATGGACGCCCGGTTGATAGTCCACTGGACGGTCTTGGCGGTCTCCGTATCGTCAGACCACTTAAACCCGGACTTCGGCGTGAACGTCGCCCCATAAGTGCCGGCATTCGTGGCCTGCGTTGTGCCGCCGAGGGTGAGCTTGCTTTCATCGTAATTCAGCCACGTAGGGGACTGCTGGCTGCCTGTAAAGGTCAGCGTCCCGCTGGGGGACGGAACGACGTTGATTGTGTTCGTGAGGTCTGTGATGGCCTCAGACGCGGATTCCGCAAGTTCTTTTGCGTCCTGCGCAAGCGCCCTGACCGTTTCCAGCTCAGAGGCGCTTACGCCGGGGATATTTACAGATCCATACGCCATGAATGTTTCCTCCTCTTTTAGTTTTCAGGCTCTTTCATAAGAACCACCGTCGCTGTGATTTCGCTCTCCGGGGCTTTTTCCGCATAGAGACGGATTCCACCGGAGAGAGTGCGGCACACAGGGTACAGACCGCACTTCTTTGCCGTCGCAAGCTGCTTCGGCTGGACATTGACAATCGGAATCAGTGCCTCTGTCACGCTGTCGAGCGGGATGTCCACGTAATAGACGCCCTCGGGAGCCTCGGACGCCCCAATATCCCATCCGGTTTTCGGGATAGTAAGCGCTCTCTCCTCGATGCTCGAAAGGCCGCCGTGAGCGGCAGGGTCATTGTTGTGCGCCAAAATGGACTGCTCAACCTCGCCGATGGTGGCGATTGCCTCCGGGTCAATCACAGCCGTAACCGTGTCTACGTCGCCCACCGCCGCGATCAAATCGAATGTGGCGAGCTTTCCTACGACCGAGCTTGCGGGGCGAATCCATTCAGGCTCGTTCTCCAAGCACAGGTAGGTGTATGGGACTTCGCCATCGTCCGGGTCTTCCGCGAACAGGACGATGTTCGTCAGGTAAAAGCCAGATTCAACGCTCTCGCTCTTGATGCGGACCGTGACCTGACACTCGCCGTCCACAGGGTTTGATACCGCCGCAATCTGTGCATCCATCACATACCCCGCAGGGCCTGTCATGGTCTTCGGCGTCAGCCCCTCCGGGATTGTCCCGTTTCCGACGGCGGCTTTTGTGTAGTGCATTTGGCAGCGTCCGGCGAGGACTTTTCCGATAAGGGCGATACCGGTCAAAGAGCCGTAGCTGCCGTCCTCAAACTTCGACATTCTTATTCCTCCTTGTCAACTCGTTTGGATTTGATTCTGGTGTGGTATACAGCGCCCCCTGCGCCCTCCTGCGTAGCCGTATGCGCCCGATTCTGCGGCGGGTGGGCCGCAGATACCTCCGTAGGCTGAAACGCGCCGTAGAGCGTTTTCAGGGTCATTCTGGCGTCCCTGTCCTTTGTAAATGGCGGGGCGCTCTGCTCGGTCGCCGCATATCCGCAGTGCCGCACGACAATCTCATGACGATAAGTGCTGTGGGTCCGCAGGTAAAGGCGCAGTCCCACGCCCGCCGCGAGGATTCGCTTGATGGCCTCGGCAATCAAATCCAGCATCTCAATGCGTTCCGGGGACAGGAGCTTCTGGTCCACGAACAGCTCGATTTTGGCCGGATAGACTTCATCGAGCATGACTTCGGACACATCCACTTCCAGCAGGGCGCTTGCCGCCTCAATGACGGTGTTGATGTCGCCGCCGGAAAGCTGCGCCATTAGCTTCACCTTGATTGCCATGCGGTAGAACCTGTCATCAGGGCTGATACGGGCGACGCCGAAATTGGCCCCGTACCGGTCGAGGACCGCGCCCTCCGCATAGTCGATGTCCTCCCACAGCTTTATCAGCTCGGTCTGCTTCTCGACGGAATCCAGCCCCCATGCGAGGATAGCGAACAGCTTTCCGATGTTCGTTTCGATGGGGAGGTCCCGGCGGCGGTTATTGTAGTCTTTTCTTGTGTAGGCGCTCGTCAGCGCATACAGCATTTCAGAAAGATAGTTCCTCATTCGACCGTCACCTTGCTTTCGTCAGTGACCGCCTTTTCACGGGCTGCAATCGTGATGTTCTCCCGGCTGAACGCAGAGCCGTTGGAGCTGATTTGCAGGTCGAAGTCAACAACCCCCGGCACTTTAAGCACCTCGGTCGGCAGGGTGACACAAATCACGTCCTGTCCGATAGCCATACCGCCTCTCGTGTTGGAGCCGATATACTCGACGATGTTCTGCTTGATACGGTCAATCCCGTCAAGCGGGAACACGCTGTCGGTTTTCAGGCCGGTGATTTTCACCCAGACATTCACAGGCGTTGGGCGGCTGAACTTGATTTTGTGCGTCGTGCCGGCAGAGCTTACGACCGACACAGAAGTGTTTCCGTAGGTCTGGATGCCCGCCGCCTTTCTGCGGAAGATGGCTCCTGCCACGTCTTCATCGAGGCCGCCATAGGCGATAATTTCAATGGAGTGGGGAGGCAGCCCGCTCTCGCTCTGAACGTCGGTATCGTTCTCCTCGCCGGCCACCGCTATGACCGCCTCGACGCTCTCGTAGATCTCAGCGACAATGGCGTCGATATTCACGCCGCCCGCAAAGTCCACGGACAAATAGTACCGCTCACGGAACTCCGCATCGGTTTCCGTATTTCTGCCGCCCTCGAACGCAGAGGCGTTCGTGACGGCTTCGATGCCGCTCATGGGGTTCACAATATTGGTGATGGTGTTCTTCTCTGTATTCCCGTCAGGCCCCGGCACAACAGCGGTCGCGGAAAGGGTGACGCTTCCGCTGGTTATCACACCGGATTGCAGAGTGATGTACTGCTCTCCGGCAGTCGTTTCAGCAAGGTAGCCCTCCGAGACCTCCACGCCGTCCTCGCCGGTAAAGGTCAGGTAGCCGACCGCTTTCTGCGCCCCGAGCAGTTTCAAGCCAATCGCCCGTCCGAGGTTATAGAGGCTCGTCCCGACAGCGGTGTCAATGAACCGGCTGTTATACACATCTTCCAGCGTGGAGAACAGGAGGTTCAGCATCCAAGCGTAGATGCGCAGGAACACGCCAAGCGGGGAGCGCACGGTCAGGTTTGCCCGCGACCCGTACAGCTCGCGCGCTTTGTATTCCAGAGCGTCCAGCAGCTCCGCGTATGTAGGGCGTCTGAAACCGGCGTCCGTCAGGCCCCAATCTGTGGTCTTCGCCATTATGCCGTCACCTCCAATGCTATTTTCTCGCCATCCGAAAGGGTGGCGGTAAGTTCAACAGTTATTGTCCGCCCCTCATAGGAGACGGAGATTGAATCAATCTGGGACACATCGGGGTCCTGAAACACGGCCTCCCGAATGACCTCTTTTATCTCGTCATCGTCAACGTCGTTCATGCTCTGACCGACGATGCTCTCATAATCAGTGCCGTGCGTCTCATCAGCGAAGAACTCCGCTTTCCACGCAAGGAGCGTGTGGCGCACGTTTTGTACGGTGGTGTCGTCCCCGTATATCTTCTTGAACGACCCGTCGGTGTCAAACACCAAATCCCTCGATTCCGGGTCGATAAGCAGTGTCATGTTATCCATACTGCCTCCTTATCCGGGCTGCCCCGTTCTGCCTCCCGAATCTCCGGGGTGCGTGTGGTGGGCGCCGCTTATGCTACTCTCGGCAAGGACATCGCCGGCAGCGGTCATGTTGCCCGCCGCGCTTATGTTGCCGGAGCTGTTCACGTTCCCCGTCACGGTCAGGTTT